ACCACGATAAAACACCTATAAATGCTATTAAAATTATAATTAATAAAAAATATAATATTATATCAAAAATTTCCATTGTACTATCTTATAATTTAACTATATTTTAAATTATCTTATTTTAATTAAATATTTAAATATTTATTACTTAATCTATGTAAATTATCTTAGTATCTAACGAATTATTGTCATTTTCTTCTTCTAATTTACCACCTGTTTGTTCATCTTCATCATCATCTTCATCATCGTCTTCATCTTCATCATCATCTTCATCTTCATCTTCATCTTCATCTTTATCTTCATCTTCATCTAATTTACCACCTGTTTGTTCATCTTCATCATCATCTTCATCATCATCTTCATCTTCATCATCATCTTCATCATAATCTTCATCATCATCTTCATCATCGTCTTCATCTTCATCTAATTTACCACCTGTTTGTTCTTCATCTTCATATTCTCCGTCTTTGTAATTATATTTAAAATCCATATCTTTAGTTTCAGTATTATCATTTAATATACTATAGCCCCCATTTATAGTATCCTCAGTATTATCATTTAATATACTATAGCCCTCATTTATAGTATCCTCAGTATTATCATTTAATATACTATAGCCCCCATTTATAGTATCCTCATTTTTAACTTCATTATTTCCACCTGTTTTTTTATTAATAGATATATTAAAGCTTTCGTCATATTTTTCACACAATATTATATTAGTTTTATCATCATTATTACTAATACTATCATTATCATCACTATCTTCACTATTATCACTATCTTTTTTATCGTCGCTATTATCTGCATCTTCATTGTCATATATATTTATATCTTCCCTAACTTTATTGTCATTATCAGTAAATAATTTACTTTTATATATATAAGGGTCGAAATATTCTGAAGGTATATCGACATTTTCTGTATTAATTCTCATTTGAATACCCATAGCCTCAAATTCTTGTATTAATAATTTAAAAGCATAAGGTGTTTTAATGACAGATATATCGTCATTATTACAATTATTACATTCATTTATATTTAAAGATATATTTAGTGGTACAAGAGTACCACATTTCTTACATACTGCCCACGCATATTTATCTGAACGTTCCATCATACTTTCTTGTATAAACATAGAAATACCATGACTTAATATAGTATCTCTTTCCATTTCTCCAATACGTAATCCACCACCTTTTCTTCTTCCTTCTGTTGGTTGTCTTGTTAGTCCGGTAACTTTACCTGTTCCTCTTGAATTAATTTTTTCTGCTACCATATGTTTTAAGCGAAAATAATATGTAGGACCAATAAATATTTCTGTTTCTATCTGTTTTCCGGTATAACCATTATATAATATTTCATTACCATATTTATCATAACCACTATTTTCAAGTTTATTATATATTGAATTATTATCAATTGGTATAAATACGGTAGCGTCACCTAAAATACCATCAATACAACATAGTTTAGCATATATACATTCTACTAAATGCCCAATAGTCATACGCGATGGAATAGCATGTGGATTAATTATTATATCAGGTTTTATACCATCTTTTGTATAAGGCATATTTTCTTCTGGTATTATCATTCCAATTACTCCTTTTTGTCCATGCCTTGACGAATGTTTATCTCCAAATTCAGGTTTTTTAATTTTTAAAAATTTTACCTTACATATTATAGAATCTTCTCCTGATAGTTTATTAGATATATATACATCGTTAATTGTCCCATATAATGAATTATCTGTACTTATTGATATATCAGTATATATTTTCTTTTTTCTTTGTATAGTAAAAACACCTTCTTTATGTTCATAATATATTTCTTTAACATTTAACATACCAATTATGATAACCTCTTGACCTTGTGGTATATATGTTCCTTTTTTTACAAAACCATTATCATCTATTATAGAATAATCCTTATTTTTTATTCCAATTATTTCATCATATTTACCTATTTTTTCTTTTAATTTAATTGGATTTCCAAAAATAATTCTTTCATATGATGAAATAATTTTACTTGTGGCAGTAATAGATTTATAATATGATAAATAGTTTAATCCTCTATGTATAGATGCTTTATTTATCATAATACTATCTTCTTGATTAAATCCCGAATATGTCATAATAGCAACTATAGTATTATATCCGTTTGCCATATAATCACTTGATGTATATTGTGAAATACGTGTATTTATAATTGCTCTTTGCGGATAATGTAAAACATAACTCATAGTATCAAATCTTTTATTAAAATTAGTAGCATATATTCCAATAGCTTGTTTTGATTGTGCAGCATGAAAAACATTTCTTGCTGCCTGATTATGATTACACATTGGTATATTACCTGTAACTACACTAAATATAGTAGATGGATGTATCTCTAAGTGTGTATGATAAGATGTAATATCTTCTTTACTCATTGCGATTAATAATGTATCACTTTCTTCATTATCTAAATATTCTATACAAGCTCCTGTTTCTTCTAAATTTTTTAATATTTTTTTATATTTATTTTCTTCAGATATATTTTCTTCATAAGTCTCAATAGGATTTTTATATATATCTCTATAATAAAAATCCTCATTTTTATCTTCGTCCGCTAATATATTATATTGCCCATTTAACATATCAAACCAATTTGTACATTTATTTTTATATGCTAATATTTCATTTTCATTAGAATTTTTTTTTAATATAAGTAATGGTCTACAAGGTCTTCCAGCTTCTGTAAATATTCTAATTTCATTATAATGTATATTCCATGATATAGAAATTAATATATTTATTAAACCATTTCTTCTATATGCTTTTAATAGTCTTGTAATAAATATGGGTTCTCCTGTATATCCAAACAAAGTTCCATTTAATAATACCTTAGTAATATCTTTATTAATTAATAAATTAAATTTATTTAAAGGTATAATTCCAATATCTAATAAACATTTTTTAATATTATCTACGTTTAATCCAGCTGTTATTTTAGTCAATAATGATAAATTTTTGAGATATCCAATAGAAGCTCCATCAGGACTTTCAAATGGACACATCATACCCCATTGTTGCGAATGTAATCTATGTGGACTTGTAATTTTAACACTTCTATCAATTGGAATATTAACTCTTCTTAAATGTGATAAATATCCTATATAACTTATTCTGGATAAGTCTTGAACTATTCCTAATTCAGGATCACTATTATTAATTAAGCCCCATCTTCCTTTCAAAGATTTTCCGAATGTTTCTGTAATTATTAATGAATCAATTATTTTATAAATATTATTATTATTCACAATATCATTATAATTATCTTTTTCTTTATAAGAACCATAATAATATTCATTATCTATTTTAATTCTTATGTTATCTCTTAATTTAATATAAGCTTCTTGAAATAATTCAGTTAGTTTAAAACCACTAATATCAACTCTTTTATAAATATAACTATCTCTATCACTTACGGGCATAGTTCCAATTACCGTTTTTATAAATTGCAATATCAAATATCCTAAATATTTACCTTTATTATCTAATTCGTCAATATTTGGAAATATTTCTGTCATTATAACAGATTTAACATGTTCAATACTTGAATATTTAACTTTATTTTTTAAATAATTTAATGCTTCGTTTTGTGTATATATATATATATCATTCTCATTATATTTATAATATGAACTAATTATGCTTGGTCGTATTAAATTATCAAAAAACTCTTTTTCAATATTATTAAGATTATCTCCAAATATAGTATTATATATTTCTTTATCCGTTTCTATACCTAAAGCTCTAAATAATATAAATAATGGTATTTTATCGCTAAATGATGGCAATGATACTAAAATTGAACCATAAATATACTTTTTTGATTTCATATATTTTATTTTAAAATCATCATCTCTATATAATCCATTTTTTAATATAGGATTATTTACATAATAAAAAGTAACATTATAAGGTTTTGCCGAACCCTTGTCAGCTATGCATCTTATAGCACCTTTATAACTAAAACCACTATCATCATCATCTTTTAATTTGCTAATAAATAATTTATTTGTTACTATATTTTCTTGTGCAATTATAACTTTCTCTTTTCCATCTATTATAAAATATCCTCCTGTATCATAAGGGCATTCCCCTAATAGTTTTAATATATCTGATCCGTTATTTTTTAATAAACAAATATCACTATGAAGCATTATAGGAATACTTCCAATAGCAATATTATTAAATTCAATTATTTTAACCCCATTTTTTTCATCTGTAATTTTAACAATTATTTTAGCAAAAATATGCGTTTCATATGTTAAATTTTTCATTCTTGCATCGTTAGGTGTAATTAATTTAGGTGCTCCATTTTCAAAAGATATTGGTCTATCAACAAATATATTATCACCTTCTTCTCCTCCTACAAATATTTCAACTTTAACTATCATATTTTTGTTAATATTATTTAATTTTATCATTGTTATAGGATTATTTAATTTAACTATTTCAGGTATTTTAACTTTAACAAAATTTCTATAACTATCTAAATGATGACCAGTAAATGGATATTTATGATCTTTAAAATATAAATCTAATATATCCCATTCGTTATTAACCATACTTCTAATATAATATATATTATATTATATAATATTACATATATACATATTAACTATATTATGCACAAAGCAAAATAAATACTAATAATTAATTTTATTAAATCCCATCCCATATATTAATAATTTTCCTGGATTATTTTCATCCAATATAATACTATATGGATTTAGAGATACAGCTTTATTAGGTAAATTAATTGTTTTTGATAAAGGTTCTTCACCTTCTTTACTATAAAAATATAAAATACCTGAAGCATCAAAATTAATATGTTTATTTGTTGAATTAATAATTTCTATATTTGATAAAAAATTAACATTTGTTATTTTTTCATCACTATTATTATCATATATATAAAGTTTTCCTTCTTCATTAAATTTCATAAAATGTTTATTATTTAATGATTTAAATTTAATTATTTTATTTTGAACCTCATTTTTAGATATATATTTAACATCGTCAAAATAAAATGTATTACCTTCATTTAGTACATATTGATTATTTATTAATTTATCCCCCCAAGGCATATAATGAAAATTAATTTTATTTGTAAATATTTCACTATCTGGTTTTAACTTAAACATCTTATAATTTATTTCTGGTATTCCAGGAAATGATGACATATACCTTTTTTGTAAATCATCTGTAATTTTTTTATTATATTTTTTATTAGTAGATTTAAAATATTTATCTCTTAATGCTTCAGAAAGTGATAATATTTTAATATCTCTATCTTCATTTTCGTCTTGTTCTTCATTTTCTCTTTCATTATTTTCTATTTTAATTGCCTCTTTATATATTTCTTCGTATTTTTGTTT